TTGCCTTTTTTGTCCTCTTAGGATATTCTGTACAACAACTCTCTGAAACTTATTAATGGAACATTCTTTGGCTGAACTCCTCACTTACTATGTAATTGCAGGAGCACTTATTATTGGAGCACCAGCTGTGTTCTTTATTATTGCTTTCATGCCTGCACTAATGAACACCAAAGGTGCAGTTGTTGGATATAAAACTCACCGTGACTACGGTGAAACATCAATCTATTCCAAAGTCAAATAATGAGTAATAAGTTTTATCTCTTCTCTAAACATTCATGTGGTCCTTGTCGATTAGTTGATAAGTATCTGGATGCTCTTGGAGACGAGAGAACCAATGTCATTGAAAAGATTGACCTTGAGGATGTGAGTGATACTCCTATTCCGCAAGAAAATCTTGATCTTGCCAAGATTTATGGTGTAACAGCCACACCAGTCCTCATCGTTGCTGACAAAAACGGTCTCAAGATTGTTGAATACGTTGGCGGCGTTCCTATTACAAAAAACATTAAAGAAACATTTGATAAGTATTATGAGTAAAAGAGTTCCCGAAGTAACTTTTAAGACCCGTGTTGATGGTAACTGGGCAGACCTTACCACTGCTGATATTTTTACTGGTAAGCGTGTGGTTGTGTTCTCTCTACCTGGTGCATTCACTCCTACCTGTTCTTCATTCCAACTTCCTGGTTATGAAGCATTCTATGATATGATTCGTGAACAAGGTGTTGATGAAATCTATTGCATTTCTGTCAATGATTCCTTTGTTATGAATGCTTGGTTTAAAGACCAAGGTATTGAAAAGGTAAAAGCAATTCCTGATGGTAGTGGTGAGTTTACCTACGCAATGGGTATGTCGGTTAACAAAGCAAATCTTGGTTTTGGATTCCGCTCTTGGCGTTATGCTATGGTAGTGAACGACGGTGAGATCGAAATGCTGTTTGAGGAACCTGGTAAGGTGGGTAACTGCCCTGTTGATCCTTATGAAGTAAGTGATCCTGAAACTGTCCTAAACTATCTCAAAACTAATGCCTAATCCGAATGCTCTCTATGAGGATATGGAGAAACTCAATGCCCTATACGAAGAACTTTGCTGGGCGCATGATGATGAATTAGTTTTCACTCATGATGGCAAAGAAGTAATTATCTACAACAAAACAAAGGAGAATCAAAATGTTCAATGAAAACGCAGAAAAACTGAATGGCCGTGCAGCAATGATCGGTTTCGTTGCAGCAGTCGCATCTTACTTCACTACTGGTCAGGTTATTCCTGGATTGTGGTGATGTTGTTGTTGGCAACCATGATGCTGGGGATCTGGTTATTAATCAGTTCCCTTGGCAGCAATGACGTTGACGATGATGATGACTTTGGTGGTGGGATGATGATCCCAGTGGCAGTCCCCACCTCTTGACAAGTATAACTAAATATCTTATAATTATAAGGAGGTTGTTGCCTCCTTTTTTTACTGTGCCGTATGAGGAGTTTAATTCCTGTAACGGATGTCGAGTTCTATTATTTTTAATGTTCAAAAAACTTCTTGCTCTTTCTTTGATCACTTCTATTCCTGCTGCTTGTGCTTATCCAAGCATCAGTGAAATTAAGACTCCTCCTGAAGTTGACGTGACGGTCAATGAAGAGAAGGCAATTCCCATTGAAGTGGTAAAGAAATCTTGGAAGTGTCCAGAATGTAACTACAACGAAAAGTACGTTCTTGAACAACTTCAAGAGAAAACAAGAATCTCTGACCGAAATGCCCTTGCAACGATTATGGGTAATATTAAATCAGAGAGTAACTTCCATCCCAACATTTGTGAAGGTGGTGCTCGGGTAAATTATAACCAGTGCCATAGTGGTGGTTATGGTTTGATTCAGTGGACTTCTATTGGTCGTTATAATGGACTTGGTAAGTTTTCTGTCAAGTATGGATATGATCCTTCTACACTTGAAGGGCAAACTGCATACATGATCAACGAGAATGTCTTCCAACGTTACCTTCCTGAATTTGAAGGTTCTGGCCGTACAGTTTCTCAGTATATGGTTGCTGCTTATTACTGGTTAGGTTGGGGCATCAAAGGATACCGTGAGCACTATGCTTACGACTACACTAAAAAACTGATTTACACATGATCAATACTTTTGCAAAATTCATCAAACAAGTTTTTATTCCAAAAATTGAATTTTTTGAGGATAAGATTGAGTGTACAATCGACGAAGAAAAAGTTGATTGTGAAGATCTGAAACCTCCCTATCTGGGCGTTCCTGCTCCAGAATATCTTCCAGAAGACGACTGGTTTTCTACCCCTGTTCTCTCCGAAAAACAATTGACTGTTAAAGAATCTTATGATCAAGCAGTGATTGATCAACAGATTCTAGACGAATCGAAGTCTAAAGAGTCTGCTGACATTCATCAAAAGTTATATGAAGTAGCAACTAAATCTTGGGGATCATGGCAGGAAACTCTTGGTGGATCTGAAAACTTACAAGAAGGTCCTTGTGATTGGCAATCTGGTACTGGTTACGGACAATTTCGATGATACTTGATGATTGGCGTTATAGTGACAGCAAAATGAAAGTGCGAGATCAGGCACTTAAAATTTTGATGGCAAAGTTTGGACATGAAATGAAAGGTGTACTTCCTAAATATTCAAACCAATCCATCTACGAGTGTGCTCATGATTGGGTCTCCCAAGGTAATATGCACACCGCAGGGATTGTAAAATATTACGAGGCGTATTATGCAAAAAGTAATTAACGTTGTAGCACTGTTCGCTGGTCTTACCTCTCTTGGTTTGATTGGCAGCGGTGCTTATCTTTTGTTGAATAAAGATGCACTCATTGAATCTGCCAAGGAGAATGTTGCCAAGGCTGCCACTGAGGCAATTGCTGATGCCCTTCCTGGCATGATTGATGCAGCAATGCCTAAAATGCCAGAAGTAACAGGTGGTGCTATTCCTTCTGCTACTGGTGGTGTATCTGGTCCTCCTATTAAACTTCCATGAAAAAAATTATTATGAGTTTGTTAGCAGCAGCAACCATGTCTGCTCCAGCACTTGCTGAACCAACTAAAGGATTCTATACAATGGATGCCATGGGTTGCATGTTAGTCAGAGAATGCACCAAAGATGTCCGACGAGTTCGATCCATATCAGATATTCAGCGCAATTATCCTGATACTGATTTCGGTGGTGTTGCTGCAGAGTTTGACGCGATGCTTCTATCCCTTAATAAGGTCGGAGTTATGGTTTTTCTAGGGCATGAGAAGTATTTTCCCCCTGGACACCGTGGTGTCTATCACACAGTCTCCAATAACTTCTATCTGAATGATGCTTTTATGCATCGCCCTCATGTGCTTATGACTGTGATGCGTCATGAAGGATGGCACGCTGCCCAGGATTGCATGGCAGGTAGCATTAAGAACTCTATGATTGCTATCATCAAACCAGAAGAGGATGTGCCTCAAATCTGGCGTGAGATGGTAGAGAAAGTGTATCCTAAGTCTGCTGTGCCCTGGGAAGCAGAAGCAAAGTGGGCTGGTCTTACTGAAGGCATGACTGCTGCCGCACTTAAGTCATGTGCTGCTGGTACAATGTGGACTGACTACAAACCAACTCCATTAACTGAAAAGTGGTTGCGCGAAGAGGGATTTATTAACTAAATAACAATGCGCTGCTTCGCACTGAATGTCGGAAGAAATTAAAGAGTCTTCTAAAGAGGAAGTCAAGGAAAAGAAAAAAGGTTTTCTTGGTAAGATTAAAGATGCTGCTGATGACCACGAAGGTCAGTTAGAAGCAATTAGTACCATGGTTCGCCTTGGTATTCTTGTTTGGTCTGGTGGCATTCTTACTCTTGCTTACATCAAGTTACCTGCTGCACTCGGTATCCCCGAGCAGAAACTTGATCCCACTTTCATCGCGTCTGTCTTTACTGGGGTGCTCGCTACCTTTGGCGTCCAGACGGCAAAGAAGAATGGCGATGGTACATTCAAGGGCGTTGCTGGCGGCGGTGTCTCCAAGGCAGATCTTGAG